CTGGTCGAAGGGATCAAGGGCGCGGCGGGCGTTGCCGGCGAACTGTACGAAGCGGGCAAGCAAGCCGCCCAGGCCATCGTGGCGATGGGGGAATCGTCCGAGAAGGTCAGCGTGCTGTCGAAGCAACTCGGAATGTCGACGCACCAAGTTCAACAATTGCAGGCAATGGCGCAGGCGACCGGAACCGACTTCACCAAATTATCGCAGAGCACCGCCGCGCTGGACAAGAATTTCAGCAAAAGCCCCGACACGTTCAAGAAACTCGGCGTCGATATCAAGGCGGGGTCGGATCAGATGACGATCCTGACCACCGTGGCCGACAAGTTCGCCAAGACCACCGATGGTCCGCAAAAAACCGCGATGGCGATCAAGCTGATGGGCCAGGCTGGCGCCGAAGCGATCCCGTTCCTGAACCAGGGCGGCGCGGCGATCAGCGCGCTTGCGCAGAAGACCGATGCCTATGGGGCCGCCAATGACGGCGCGGTCGCCAGCGGCAAGAAACTGGGAGAGGCGGTTAACGAGGCCCAGATCGCATGGAGCGGCGTTACGCAGACCCTGACCGCGGCACTCGCGCCAGTGGCTACCGAGATCGTTGACCGCTTCAACCAACTCGCCCAAGCATTTACGCAGAGCTATAACAGCGGCGGTCTGGTCAAGACGATCTTCGACGAGGTGAGCACGGCGATCGAAGGCGTCGGTGAAATCCTCAATACGCTCGGTACCGCGTTCGCGGATCTTTGGCAGATCACTGGCGCCAGCGGAGTCAATTGGTCGGCTATCCAGCACGGCGTCATGGATGCCGTGGTCACTGCGGTCAAAGCGGTGATCGCCGCCGTCGTGGCGTTAGCGATCGGCTTCAAGATCCGTTTCGAAGAGATCGTCGGTTACGCGCTCGGCTGGTGGGGCAAACTCAAAGAAGCGTTTGATTTCGCGTCGCTAGGCATCGAGGCGATCAAGAAAGCGCTGCAGGTGTTCGGCCAAGTCGCTTATGACGCGCTGACGCTCAATTGGGGATCGATCGCATCCGATTGGGACAAGGGCATGGCGGACATCGACGCCACCGTCCGTAAGCGCGGGGCCCAGATCGTAGCCGACGCCAAGAAGACGAGCGACGATGCCAAGCGTCACCTCCGCGCCGCGGCCGAAGCCGCCGCTCAAGGACGAGGGATGTTGGCCGACATTATGGCCAAGACCCCTCCTCCGCCATCGACCGGTGTTGACCAGACAACGCCGATAACCGACGACACCACGAACAGTGGTCGGGGGAGAGGCGGGGGAAGTGGGCCGCGCGGCAGCAGCGGCGGCGGACCGGCCAAGCCGCAAAGCCGGATGAACGAATGGCAAGCGGCGCTCGACGAAAAGAAGCTGGCCATCCAGGCCGAAGCCGATGCCGAAGGCAAGTTCCGCCAGATATCACTTCAGGAGGAACATGCCTATTGGGCGAACATCCTCGCCACCGCGAAGATGTCGAAAGACGAGGAGGTCGCAGTCAAGCGCAAGGCGACTGAAACCAGCATCGCCATGCATGAGGAGGAATTTCAATCCGAGGTCGATAAGCTTCGAAATAAGCTCGATCTCGCGCATGGCAACCTTGCCGAAGAGACGAAAATAGGCAAGGCGATCGTCGACGCGACCAAGGAACATTATGGCGAGGAATCGAAGCAGGCTAAGGATACCGAACGACAGATCACCGAGTATCTGCGCCGCGAAGCCGATGAACGCCGGCGCATTCAGGATGACTATTTCAAGCACGTTGCCGACATGCGGCATAGCGATATCGACGACGCTCAGGCCCAAGCCGAGTATCTCAACCAGATGGGCGCGCTGAGCGACGCTCAGCTCCTCCAGCAACAGAAGAAGTTCGAAAACGATCGGTTCCAGATCGACAGCGACGAACTGATCCGCAAGCTCAACCAGCTCAAAGCCGACCCGACAACGAACCCCGATGTGATCAAGGGCCAGGATGCCGAGATCGAGCGGCTTGCGAAGCAGCATCAATTGCGCCTTAACGACATCAGCCGAAAGGCCAGTCTCCAGCGCAGCCAGATCGAACGCCAAGCTATCAATCAGATCGCGTCCGGCTGGAGCCAGAACATCGCAAAGATGCTCACGCTGCAGCAGGGGTTCGCCGCAACGGTTAAGGGCCTTTGGCAGACGGTGCAGCAGGCGATTGGCGACGCCATCGCAAAGATCATCGAACAATGGCTTGCCAAGGAGCTGACGGCACTCGCGATCAAGCTCGGGATCCTGAAAACCGACGGCCAAAGCACGATCACTACCGAGGCCGCGAAGGCCGGTGCAGGCGGCACGGCGTCGATGGCGGCCGCGCCATTCCCATGGAATTTGAGCGCGCCGGGGTTCGGTGCAGCTATGTCCGCCGCAGCGGCATCGTACGGGACGATGGCCGGGTTCGATGTTGGCGCCTACGACCTGAGTAGGGACGGCATCGGCATGCTGCACAAGGGGGAAACGATCATCCCCGCCGATCAGGCCGGCGGATGGCGGAATGTCATGGGGCTGTTCGCGTCGATGCCGACTTTCGGCGTCCCGTCAGTCGGATTCGCGGCCGGTGCGAATAGCAACGCTCCTTTTGCCGCGAACGACCAAGCCGGTGCGTCTGGTGGCTACCATTACCACGACCATACCGCGAGCGGCCTGTCCGAAGCGCAGATCATCGCCAACCGAAACGCCTTCGCCAAGGCCATGAAGATGGCTCATCGCGAAGGCAAGCTGGGTTTCTCGTTGCAGCGCTAGCGCGGCTTGTCGGGCATTCGGAACGTGATTGACGAGCCCCCGTACGAACCGATGCCTGCAGCCATGCCGGCGACCGACCCCGCCACCACACTGACGCCGCACATTTCAGTATCGCCGAACATACCGGATGAGATGCTCGGGCCCGAAGGCATTTCCATGTACTGGTCCCGGCTTGCCCATTGTTTCTGTATCGCATCATATCGGCGGTAAAAGGCCAGACGGTCAGTCCCAACGCACTCGGGTCCGAGAACCGCGGTGGCGAGCTCGAAAATGTGCGTGTTATCCCAATCCTCCTGGGTGCGAGCCAGCAACGGGGCATGCTTCAGGAAGAATTTCACGTCGGTGACGTGTTCGCCATCATACAAATCCATCTGCGCGCGCAAGACATTCTGTCCAAAGATGTCCTTGTCGCGCGATCCAAATGTGACCAGGAACTCCACCAATTGCGAGATGGGACGTCCGTCGATATCGTGCTGGACCGGCTTCGGAAGCTTGTAACCGCCTCCCATCCAGAGCGGCTCGGTCATGAGCGTCACGCCGAAGCTCAAGGTCGCAAGGCAAGTCACGGCGTCCACGCCGAGGCACTTTCTTGCCGCCGGATCTTGGCGGAGTTGCTCGGCCCGAGCCTTGATCGCCGCCACGGCCGCCGCATTTTCTTTTTTGTCCTTGTTGTCGGCGGCAGCTGGCGTCGCGACCATGGCCAACGCGATCGGCCCGATCATCCATCTTAACATTCGGTTCTCCTCCCGTTGATCTGGCTGCGCGCAACGACGGGGCTAGCATCGAGCCGAGCTTGAACTGCAGCAATCGCGTCCGCGACCCTGTTGTGAAGGGACGACGCTATCATTCGGCAGGCTCCTCGCAATAGGGACTGCGTGCCGATAGATCGAAAACGGAGCAAAAACCTTCGAGCGTCATGCGACGATTTTGGAGCTGACTCCGTTGCCATGATCGCCCCGCCCGCGATCCGTCCGAAGCGCCGAAATACCGGACCGGAACGGGTTTGCGCACATCGCGTCCGCGTCGCAGCGGCGGCGACGGCGCCGTGCCCAAACGCCCTGCGGCGATCCGCGCAGCCCATTCGATTGGAGACGAGATTGCCCACGCTCTATCTGCCGACCCGCTGGCTCGTCACCGCCGATCCGTCGATCGACGATGCCGACGTGTTCCCGACGTTGATCGGGCAATCGTTCCTGATGGTGAAGAAGCCTATGTGGGCGACGAAAATCGCAACGGCCTCTTCCGGACGCGAGCGGCGGCGCAAGACCTGGTCGTATCCGCGCTGGCAATTCAAGGTCGCTTATGAGGTGCTGCGCGACCTGCCGTCGGCGCCGGACCTCGATCGGCTGGCGACGTTCTTCCTGCTGCATGGCGGGCAATACCAGGAATTCTTCTTCTTCGACCCAGGCGACAACACCGTAGCCGCACAACGGTTCGGGATCGGTGACGGGGTAACCACCAAGTTCCAGCTTATTCGGAGTATGGCGTTCGGTAACGCGACCTTTTCCGAGCCGGTCGGCGGTGTGCTCGGAACGCCGACCGTGTTCGCCGACACCTCCCCGGTCGCCAGCTTCACGGTCGGTCCGCGCGGATCGATCACCTTCGCCAGCGCGCCTGCAGCCGGAAAAGTGCTGACCTGGACCGGGCGCTTCATGTTCGTGTGCCGCTTCGACGACGACGCGCTCGAGCTCAACCAGATGATGCAGAGCCTGTGGTCGCAGGACGGGCTCTCCTTCACCTCGACCAAGGGCTGACCATGAAAGCTGCATCGCCTGTGCTGATCACCTTGCTCAACAGCGGCGCGGATTTTCAGATGGTCGACCTGTGGACGATTACGCTGGTCGGCGGCGCCGTCATTCGGTGGTCCGGCGGTGACGTTCCGATCGTGTCGGGCGGTCACGTCTATGCGCTTGGCCCGATGATCGAGCGGCAGGATATCAGCGAGAAGATCGGACTCGACGTCACGACCGTCGACATGGCGATCACCGCGAACCCAGACGATCTGATCAACGGCGTGCCGATCATCCCGTTCATCCGGGGGCATGGGTTCGATGGCGCGAATGTCCGGCTGGACCGTGCGTTCCTGACCGATTGGAACCTGCCGGTGGTCGGCACGGTGCTGAGGTTTTCGGGGCGCGTCACGGCGATCAGCGCGATCACCGGCGACAGCGCGACGATCACGGTGTCGTCCTGGACCGTGCTGCTCAACGCCAACATGCCGGCCAATCTCTATCAAGCGGCCTGCCTTCATGCAGTCTATGACGCCGGCTGCGCGCTCAATCCCGCGGCCTTCGCAGTGACGGGCATTGTCGGCGCGTCTCCAGCCCCGACGCTCACGGCGTTCGACACCAGCCTGACCCCACCGGCCAATGATTTCGCGCAGGGGCGGATCGTGTTCACGTCGGGACCGAATACCGGCATCTCGGCGACTATCATGGCGAACGATGCGGCGGGCCTGTTCCAGCTCGTCTCTCCCCTTCCCGCGCTGCCGGTCGCCGGCAACACCTTCACTGCCTATCCCGGCTGCGATCTGACGCAGAGCCGGTGTTCGGTCCGCTTCAACAATCTCGGGCGGTTCAAGGCAACGCCGTACGTCCCGGTGCCGGAGACCGCGTTCGGATGACGCGCGAGGATGTGGTGCGCGAGGCACTCGGCTGGGAAGGAACGCCGTACCATCACCGGGCACGCTTGCGCGGCGTCGGGGTCGACTGCGCGATGCTGCCGGCGGCGGTCTATGAAGCGGTCGGGCTGATCCCGCGGGTCGAGCCCGATTACTCGCCGCAATGGATGCTGCATCGCGACGAAGAGCAGTTCCTGGGCTGGGTCACGCGGTTCGCGCGCGAGATTCCGCGCGAGGCGGTCGGGCCCGGCGACCTCGCGATCTGGAAATACGGCCGCTGCTATTCGCATGCAGCGATCGTCATCGCACTGCCCGAAGTGCTGCACGCCGTGATCCGCGGCGGCGGCGAGGACCGCGGCAACGCCGACCGCGACGAGGAGCTGCGCTCCCGGCCGGTCAAGTTCTTCACCCTGTTCGAGGATCAATGATGGGCGGCAAGTCAACCTCGACCACGTCGCCGAAGCTCAACGGGCTGCAGGTCCAGTCGTCTACGCTGGGCCTGCCGATTTCGCTTGGCTGGGGCCGCGGCCGGATGAAGTGCAATCTCGTCTGGTACAACGCTTTCACCGCGATCCCGCATACGACCAAGACCAGCGCGGGCAAGGGCCTGGGGGGCGGTTCCAAGAACACGACCTATACCTATACCGCGTCGATTATCTTGGGCATCTGCGAAGGCGGCGCGAGCGGTATCCAGGGCATCCGCACGATTTACAAGGATACGGCGGTGTTGACGACGCTATCTGCCGCGGGATTGAGCCTCGCGACGGGCGCGGCGACCCAGCCGGTATGGGGCTATCTGACGTCCAAATTCCCGGCTCAGGCGATCAATTATTCCGGGATCGCCTATGTCTATGCCCAGGATTACGACCTCGCGGATTCGGCGACGTTGTCGAACCACAGCTTCGAGATCGACTTTGCGACGCAGCTCGGCGGCAGCGTGTGCGATGCCGATCCGAAGGACATCATCACCGACTTCCTGACCAACGCCGCCTATGGCGTGCCGATGTGGGGATCGGGTCTGATCGGCGATCTGTCCGACTATTCGCTCTATTGCCGCGCCAACAACCTGCTGCTTTCGCCAGTGCTCGAATCGCAGTCGAGCGCGGCGTCGATCCTCGAGGAATGGCTGACCGCGACCAACGCGGCGGTCTTTTGGTCGGAAGGGATGCTCAAGATCCGGCCGTACGGCGATGCCGCGGCGACGGGCAATTCGGTGACATGGACGCCCAACCTGACGCCGGTGTACGACCTGACCGAGGACGATCTGGCGGTCGACGATAGCGGCAACGCAGTCTCGATCGAAATCGTCGACCAGTCCGACGCCTATAATATCGTTCAGTTCGAGTTCCTGGATCGCAGCCAGCAATATAATGTCGGCATCGCGACCGCCCAGGACCTCGACAACATCGTCACCTATGGCCGGCGCAAGCAAGACCCGACCACGGTTCATTGCATCTGCGACGCCGCGATCGCGCGGAAGGCGGTCCAGCTATACGGCCAGCGCGTGCTCTACACGCGGGAGAAATACACCTTCAAGCTGCCGTGGAACTTCGCGCTGCTCGAGCCGACCGATCTCGTCACGCTGACGACGACCACCGATTCGCTGTCGCTCAAACGCGTGCTGGTGCGGATCACCGAGATTGCCGAAGACGCCGATGGGCTCCTGTCGATCGGCGCCGAGGGCGTACCGGTCGGAACCGCGTCGGCCGCGCTCTATGCGCCGCATTCGAGCGGACCGGATCGGCAGCCCAATGCGGCGGACGCTCCGGGGTCGGTTTCGACGCCTGCCCTGATCAATGCGCCAACTTCGCTGACCAACGGCGACCCCGAAATTTGGTGCGCGGTAGCCTCATCGTCGCCGGCCTGGGGCGGCTGTGAAATATGGGTGAGCGCCGACAACGTCACCTATTCGCGCGTCGGCACGGTCCACGGGCCTGCGCGCTACGGCGTGCTGACGGCGGCGCTGGCCAACCATGCCGATCCGGACACGACGAATACGCTGGCAGTGGACCTCACTGCCTCGCGCGGCGATCTGGGGTCTGCCACCGCAGCGGAAGCGGATGCCGGCGGCTCGCTTTGCATCGTCGGCGACGAACTGGTCACGTACCAAAGCGCCATATTGACGGGGGCGAACGCCTATAATCTGACGATGTTGCATCGCGGATTCGCGGGCACGTTGCCGGCAAGCCATGCTGTCGGCCAGCGCTTCATCCGGCTCGACGACGCCGTGTTCAAGTTCAGCTATGCGAGCCTCAATGTCGGCTCCACGATCTATGTCAAATTCCCCTCGTTCAACATCCTCGGCCAGGAGATCGAGGACTTGTCGACGCTATCGCCTTACACGGTATCGCTTGCACCCTCGACGGCGCTACCCGATTCGGTAACCGGGCTCGCGCTTGCCCATGCCTGGGACGGCAGTTCGCTTTCCGTCGTGTGCGAGCCTTCGGCGCGCGCCGTGACCTATAAATTCCGATTCTATCTGGCCGACCGCACCACGCTCAAACGCGAGATCGTGACCTCCACCCCGGCGGCCACCTATACGTCCGCGCTGGCGGCGCAGGATGGCGTGAGCCGGGTCTATCATATCGAGGTCATCTCCTCGAACGCGGCAGGTGACGCACCGCCATCATCCTGGCTCGTCGTCGCCAACAACGCTCCTCCCGCGGTGTCATCGCCGGCGGCGATTGGCGGCACGACCAACGGCACGATGACGTGCGCCGCCTCGGCTGACCCGGATCTCGCCGGTTATGTCATGTTCTATTCGTCGACCAGCGGCTTCAATCCGTCGACCTCGGGCGGGGTGCTGTCGGCGGGCATCCCGTCGATCACGGTCTATGGGCTGGCGGCCGGTACCTATTTTGGCCGCATCGCTGCCTATGACGGCTGGACGGCCGACCCCGCGTTCCTCAATTTGTCGGCCGAGCAGACGTTCACGATCTCCACCGGCGGCGGCAGTTCGCCGAGCGGGGGCGGCGACGGCGGGGGCGGCTATGACGGCCGCTGCGTCATCGACTCAGCGCTGATCCTGATGGCCGACGCCGAGCGTTCCGGGCCAGGAATCCAGAAGCCGGCATCGGCCGTCGACGTGGGCGACTGGGTCTGGACGCAACACGAAATCACGCAGGCATGGGGCGCATATCCGGTGACCGCGATTTCGTTCTCGCTCGATCCGGTGTTCGTTGCCGAGGGCTATCCCAAGGCAACGCCACGTCACCGGTTCTGGCGCGACCGTTGGGTAATGATGGAAGAGATTGGTGTCGCCGCCGGCGAAGCGCGGGTCGCCAAGATCACCGTCGGTGATGCCCATACCTACGTGTCCGATGGCGTGCTGTCGCACAATTACAAAGTACAGCCGACGCTGTAGCCCCCCTCACCTCGCAGCCCCGAAAGGCCGCTCCGATGCAATATTACGAGTTCATCGCCTCCCGTGGCGACACGGGAGCGGTGTTGCCGTTCGCCAAGGTCACCGTGTTTCTGGCGGGTACGACGACGCTGGCAGCAGTCTTCGATAGTGCCGGTGCCGGCCTGGCGAACCCGATAACGGCGGCGACTTCGGGGCTGGTGGGGTTTGCGGCGGCCAACGGTGCCTATGACGTTCAGATCGCGTCGGCGGACGGATCGTATCTCGCGCCGATGGTCCATGACCTTCAGCTGTACGACCTGACGCAGTTGGATGCGCAGGTGGCATCGGTCGCGGCGGCTACGACCGCTCCGGGGTTTCTTGCAGTTGTTGCCGACTTGGCGCTGGGCGCGGCGAGCAAGATCGGGACGGTGGCTGCGGATCTGTTAAGCGGGGCCAGCAATATAGCGGTGGTTGCGGCCGATTTGGCCTTGGGCGGCGCTTCGCTGATCAGGCAGGCTATGTCGAGTGCAGCGGCAGCGGCGGCGTCTGCTGCTGCGGCGGCGGCGAGCGCTGCTTCTATCTCGTGGTTTTTTCGCGGGCCTGCCGGTTTCGCTCTGACTGATACAGCGGGCTATCGCTGGCTCAACGTCACGCTCACAGATATCAAGCACGCCACCATCGACCTGATCAAATCGCGACTGGCGGCCTTAGAGGCCTATGCTGCCAAGCTGCCGTTGATCAGCGCGCCCGGCGCCGCAACCTTTTCGCTAGTCGATAGCAACGGCTACAACTGGTTGAAGGCAACGCCGGCCACCTTGCAGCACAAGGTCATCGAGGCGATGTCGAACCGAATCGTGGCAGCGCTTCGTGGACCAGCTGATCCGTCGATCGCCAATATGCGGATCATTGCGGAACGCATCGGCCTGCACATGTCCGGCGAGTCGCTATCGCTAGGGCATGGCTCACCGGTCATAACCGTGGGCACAAGCACAACCTCGGACATGTTCGGCAATGCTGGGCTTACAAGAGCTAGTATCGTCCCGGATGACATCAGTGACATCTCAAGCGCGTCAGATCCTGACCTGATTTCGAACCGCGCCGCGCTCACACCGGCCATTGAAATCAGCTACAGCGCCGACGCCGATGATTGGACCAGCCACGGTGAAACGCCGCTCACGGGCTGCGCGCAGATGATCGTGCAGCTCCTGAAGGACGAAGACGGCATCGACTTCCTCGTGGCTGGGATGCGCTTCTTGCTTTCCGATGACGGTCGCAACGGCGGCAGTATAACAACCGAAGATGAAACGCTTACCGGCCTAACAGCGCAACGTGTCTATGCCAGCTTTGGACAGGCCCAGGCACTCTATGGGGCACTCGGCAAATCTTATGCGCCGGCGGCGCAGATGATCGTCACTGGGACGAACGATAATGCCTCCGACAGCACAAATTATCCGAACGGGGCGGATACGAAATGGTTCTACACTCGGGCTCAGACCGTGCAGATGCAGCGCCAAGCTAAGGCGGTCACCCTCAAGCTCATTAGTCCGAACGCACGACTTCCGCTGCTGATCGGCCAAACGGCGACGCATACCAATCCAGCCTTCAACGCGCCGATTCCGCACGTTGCACTCGATCAGCTCCAACTCGCAATCGATCACCCAGAGTTCATCCTGGCTTGCATCCAGTACGGGGTGCAGAACGGCGTCAACGACGTCCACATGACCGGCGCTGGCAGCAAGCAAATGGGTGCCTATTTCGGCTGGCACCTTAAGCGCCTGATGTTCGATGGCCTGCGTATCGGACCGATGGTGCCGACCTTCACGGCGCAGAACTCGCAGATCGTCGCGACCTTCCCCATCAGTGCGGGCCACACGATTGCTGGCGGCCTGACAGTTGCCGACACCACCGTTCTCTCGAATTGGGGCGTTGCTGCTGTCGACGCGAGCGGCGTCGCGAAGACACTCAGTAATCCTCGCGTGGTCGCACGCGATCGCATCGTATGGGACGCGCCAGCGGCTCCCGCGAACACCTGGAAGTTCCGCTGCGGTTACACCGGCAACACCACCAAGGGGTGGACCAACATCGCCGAAACCCGCGCCGATTCCACGCTGATCTTCGATCCCTATGGCCTGCGCCTGCCGATGTATCGCTGGCTGCCTATCTGTGAGGTGCCCCTGACATGAGAGTTGCTATTCCCTTCGCCGGCGTCGATGCGTCTGCGCTTGGCTATGGCCGTACGCGGTCCTGTCCGAACTTCGGCGCCGGCTATGCAGCCTACATGTTCGGCACCTCGCTCAACGACTCGCCTACGGTCAACCTATTCACTGGCGCCAACGATGGACGGCTGATCGGTACGCCGGCGGCTGTCGGCTTGGTCGGCGGTCCGATGGCTACCACCTTCAGCGGGGCGATCACGGGCGGCAACCTGCTGACGGTCACAGGCACCGTGACCGGCGACCCCCTCGCGGTCGGCCAAACGATTGAGTTGGCCACTGGCGTGGGCGGAAGTCTGGGCGTCATCTCGTCGCTTGCGACCGGAACCGGCGGCGCTGGCACGTATAATCTCACTGGCGGCGTCAACACCTCGTCACAATCGATGCGCGCCTTCACCCGCTTTTTCGAGTTGCCGGGATTCGCGCGCGACATCTTCAACCTTGGCAGCGCACTTACCTTGCTCGCCGTCTACAAATCCGCGATCAATCAAGGCATCCTGTCGGACGACATCAACGGCGGTTCATTGGGCATGCTGGTGCCCGGCTTGTTTGAGGTCCAGACCTTCGGTCGCGACAGCGTTGGCACGGTGGTCAACGTCTCCACCAGCTCAGGTTTTGCCAATGGCGCCACGACCTGGAGCATGGGCGTATCGGAGTATAACACAACCACCGCCCAAGGTTTCTTCCAACGGTCTGGATCGGCCCGCAGTGCTTCGGTATTCGCGACTACACGAACCGCCAACCCGATGGGCAGCACCACACGCAAGCTACGGACGCACCTCTATACCACTACAACACCCGG